GGCGATTGTGGCCGCCGATCCGGGAGTGCCCGGGTCGCCCTGCGGTCCTTCGGGGCCCTGCGGTCCGGTAATTTCGGCCAGCGAAACTAAATCAATCCAGTCAACTTCCCCCACGTAGCGGTACTGTATGTACTCCCCATCGTTGCGGATCTCGATTTCGCGGCAACACGGGGGATACGTCGGGGGCTCAACTTGTGCGGGAAGCCCATAGGTATCGCAGGGTGCCATGAGCGGGACTTCAAACCGCAACTCGCACCCAACGTGCCGCTGTACGGATCCGGACCGCAACGGCACCGCCGTGACCGCCGTAGATGCGGGGATGTAGGTCGAAAGCGGTACGCCGTTAATTGTCGTGGCCCTCGCGACGTTTAGCGTGTTGTAAGCTATCTGCAGGCAGTCGGCAATGATTTGATCAATCGTGCGGGGATTCGCCTGCGTGGTAAGGTCATACGGCAAGATGACATCGAGGACCGACAAACTAAAGTTCAAACGGTATCGGGAAACCGTGCCCGTGCCCTGAGTGACCTCCATCAATACCAGCGGGTGCTGGAGCTCCAAGCGCTTATCGCTGTAATCCGACGCATCGTAAGCACGGGAGAAGAACGTGCCTGCTTCCGCGTCCACCTGCGTTTTGCCCCCGTTGTTCGACTGCAGTTCGCTGGCAAAGTTGACGGTGGCAAAGGTATTTGGCCGCAAGTTGTTGGCCTCGAACGATTCGGGGCAGTTCTCAACGGCAAGGCAAAAGGCCCGGTAAATATCGATTATGGTCATGGGTATTCGGTTGCGATTGCGATTTGTATAGCGTCAAAGAAAGGGCTCCAAAGCATCACGTCCCAGTCTCGGAAGGCCCCTGTTTTCCAGAGCCGCCCGTAAATCGAGAGTTCCCTCCCTTTGCCGTCTTCGTGCCTTTCCCGGTACTGCCGGATTTTGACTTGCTCGGGACTTTCTTTGAAGCTGGGGGCCCTTGGTGGCTTGAACCAGTTGCGGAAGATGGGGTCGTTGGCGAGGGCATCGAGGTAAGAAAAAAAAAGTTGCGCACATCGATAGCGACGGCCAAAGGCAGTTGCTCAATCTCCTTAATGCGCTCAGCGTGCCAGCGGTCAAACGCCTCCTGCGTTTGCGGCAGTTGTTCATCCGGCGATTTGCGCAAAAACAGCGCCATTTGTGCGAGGAAAATGCGCGTCGGGGTCATGTAAATCGCACTCATTTGCTCAGCATCGCGCGATTCGATAACCGCCTCAACGTCTTTGGCGAGCTTAAATTCCAAGAAATTCTTGAAATAGTCCTCCAAAAGCAGCGATTGGGCCACCTGTTTGACCGAAAAGCCGGGCCCACGCTGGTTTTTGTAGTTGACGGCCTGCTCACACAGATACCAGCGTTGCCCGTCGAACTCAAACACGTTCTCCGGGGTCTTCGGCGTGTGGCGTGCAAAGCATCCAGCGATAGCCTCAACTGCACCCATCAACATCGTTGCGGCGTGTTCTTCGCTTTCCCCGGCTAACGTCACCTCGGTGGGGTTTACACCGAGCATAAACGGACGGAGGCTGTGGGCCAGCGCATTCAGATAGGCCACCAGCGGCACGCCTCCAAGCGAATTCTCGCCCGTCTCAGCTTGGTGCCGAAGCGCACCCATCATCGCGTGGTATGCGATATGGCATTCAAAGAATTGCCCCACGGTGACCTCTGTAGCCTCGGTTGGGATGTTGAACGTGAGTGTGTCGCCATTTGGCGCGATTGCCTTAAGCACTTGCATACGCGGCAACGATTTTTTGGGCGATGGTGAGGGGTTTCGAGGCAGGCCCGACGGAGATACCGACTTCCTTTGCCAGCGTGCGAACGGCGTCTGCTTGTTCCACGGTCACGTTTTCCCAGTCCGAGACGCCGCATTTCTCCGCGATCATAGCCAAGTTGTACACCGGCAAATCCAAATCGTCGGGGAAGCCAATGGGAAGGCCGCTGTGTGCCAGCTCAACGGGGGCAGGTGTTACATCGCTTTTTTTTTCCACGGGGGGCGACGCGGTGGCCCGCTCACGTTCCACATCGGTACGAGTCCGCATTTGGCGCCCGCTGCTCACGACGTAGTCAAACGAACCCCCAAACCCAGCAGCCGCGGCGTAGGGATACAGGTGCTTGCGAAATAGCGTGAGCATAATGTTCCCCGCTTGTGGGGTAACTTCCTTTTCGGCCACCATGGCATCGAGGGCGGTCTTGAAATTCTTTACTGCGTCTAAGTGCTTTGGATTCATGTTTAAACGGATTTGGTTTTCACAAAGATATAATTTTTTGCGCTTTTCCGGTTTTTGCGCCGAGATTCATGATCCCCCAATACCGGAGTGCGTCGAGGGCATGGTCATCGGACGGTGCTGGGGTGCGGGTGAACTGGCCCGTTGCCGCGTGTGTGGCCCACTTGTACATACGGGCTTCGCGGGTGAGGTTTGGACCGATTAGGCGGAGCGGCATATCGTTCAGGGCCATGATTCCATTTAGGACGGATTCGGGCCCCTTGGTGGCCGGACGGACGTTGTAGCCCAATCGCCGCAGCTCCTGAATAATCTCGGGCCGTGCGCCGTCCGCCCATATCGGTGACGCTTTGGCCACGCCCCACGCCGGGAGAGCCGCTGCCAGTGCCGAGGGTGTTAGCCCGGACTGGTAAGCGATTTCTTCGGAGTAAACGTGTTCACCGGCGATGCCGCACTTGACCAGCGCCAGCGGCTCGCTGAAACCAAAGTCGAGACCGTAACCAAAACGGCGCACATCGTCGGGGAATTGGTGCCAGCTCTCAGCGCGCTTGTAGATAACGCCCTCTGATTTGCCGGTGCGCCCCTCGCCGTACACACGCCACCATTCCGAGTTCCCCCGCTTAGATTCGATACTGGCCACCACAGCGGGCGACAGGAACGGATTGTCCAGATAGGTCGATCGGCAGAAATTGCCAGCTGCCATTGCCTCAGGTCTATACCGGTGGTGAATCCAAAACTCCGCGTCCGCATTGTAGTCCACGAACGCGGCGACCTTCGTTCGGATAAATAATTGCTCGAAAACCTCGTGGCGAATCCCGTTAGCCTCGTTCACAAACAAGATGTGGCGTTTGCCGGCCTTTGCATCTTGCGGCGTTTCGTAGGAGACAAACTCGATTCGGGCCCCGTTGGTGAACTCAAACGCCTTCTCGGTGGTGTGGTATCGTTTGACAACTGGCGCGAACGTGGCCGCGATGTTTGTCGCGTCCGTAATTGCGCCTCGTTTAAGGTTGGGCACGTCTTGGCCCACCACGCTAATAATTGTCGGCTCCCCTCCCAATTTTGGGCACTTTGCCGCGATTACAAACAGGGTTTGCAGCACGGCGTAGGTCTTGCCTGAGGATGTGCCGCCCTGCAGAATGAACACGGGTACTTTGCCAGTGGGCTGCAAAATGGCCTGTAAAACCCGGTTTGCGCACCACTCGAACAATGCCGAAGCCCTCTGTTTTTTTTTAATCATCTGCATTTAACTCACGGGTTTTGATTACCTTGGTTTCAAAAATGATAGGCTGCCCCCCGCTGGTAACGTCCGTTTCGGTTCGCTCAACATATCCCCGTTTTTTGCCCTGTGTCTTGAGGAAAAACAGCACGGCCGGGACGTTGCCCTCGGTAATCAGCGTTTGTAGGGCGCTCTCGGCACGGTCGATTAGCGATTCTTTAATCGCGTCCACGGCGGCGGCGTACTCGGGGTCCGATTCGAGCCAACGATAGTGCGTTGCTCGATGGGTAGGCACTTGGTTCATAGCCTCGGAAACGTTACCAGCGCATCGCTTTAGCGCTTCCAAAAACTGCTTTTTATCGTTTGTCGCATTTGTCGCGTCCATTTTGCCGGATTTTAGCATTAAAAAAGCCGCAGCAGGCGTTCACCCACCGCGGCAGCATTCAAAAGTAAAACAAAATAGTTGTGTGTTGCCTTGTTCACGGCGGGAATTAATGCAAAGATACGACATTTTGCATTTGCGCCGACGCAGCTTCAATAGCCTTAAAAATTTGGTAGGCTACTTGGGGAACGATTGCATTACCATAGGCCTTTACACTTTCGTTTCGCCACTTTGAAAAGGTAATTCCGTCCAGTCCGCCGGGAACCCCATCATTTCGGCCACAAACCGGGGATTGAGTTGGGAAGTTGTCCCAGTTTGGGCAAAGTAATCCGGCAGGCTGTTTGTGTGATTCCTGCCCGCTGCCTCTAATGCTTCTGTTGTCCTTGCACCCTTGTAGTCGCGTGTTGCTGGTGTTGGCATTATGCCCGTCACCCACCCCGCAACAACCTCCTCTAAATTGCCCTTTTTGCGCGTCGCCAGTGCTTCGCTGTTTAGATTGCATCCGTTCACCTGATTTGCGCGCGGCGTAGGCAATAAACCCGAACACATCATCGGATCCAGCCCCATTGATAAATTCCGCGCCTGTTGCTCTAATTTCGGTTCTCCCCTGCTGTTGCGCGGATTCGCCCTGCTTACTGATTCGTAAGTTGTCGGAGTATGCAACAAACCAAATTCTGTCCCGTCTGTGCGGAGCGTTGACACCTGCAGCTGGAAGTACAAACGCCCTGACTTCGTACCCTTCAGCTTCCAAGTCAGCCTGCACCTCGTTGAAAACCAGCCCGCCCGACCAATTAATAAGGCCGGAAACGTTTTCGCCCACAACCCACCTCGGTTGCACTTCTCGTATTGCTCTAAGCATTTCCGGCCACAGGTGGCGCTCATCTTCTTTTCCGAGCCGCTTTCCGGCGGTGCTGTAGGGCTGGCAGGGGAAGCCGCCAGTGAGAACATCAATTCTGCCTGCATAGTGGGTAAAATTAGATTTTGTGATGTCGTAAAAACTTTCAGCGTTGGGCCAATAGTGCTTTAAAACACGTTGCCCAAATGGGTTCCATTCGCAGTGAAATACATTTTGCCAACCCGTCCATTGCGCGGCAAGGTCGAAGCCACCAATACCGCTAAAGAGGCTGCCGTGAGTTAAAATTGATTGCATGTCGCGCGGTTAAGAGGTTACAACTTTTAACGCCTTAGCCAACCGATAGTTGGCCTTTGCCCTCATCAGCATCATAAGCGCACTTCGGCAGTCCTCCGATTTCAGCGCATCTGCCACGCGATCGGTTGCCTTTGCCCCGGTTAGTTCGTACACGTCCACCAGGGCGATGCGCCTTTCGTACACTTTGCCGCCTTTTTTGTTGGGCGCGATTTCGTGGACGTGCGTGTTCGTGTACTTTGCCCGGAGCATATCAACGGCCAGTTGGCTAACGGCTTGGTTTTTCCCGACGGCCAGCCCCACGGCGGCGGCTTGGCGGATAGTCATCCGGCCGTTCAGGTGGTATACCGCGTGGTCAAGGTTCGAGTTTTCCACGCATGCGTGGGCCACGGCGGGCGCGTCGTTCTGGACCCATCCGATAAAGGCCAGCACGTTCCGGAACACAATAAACCGGAGCGGCTCGAAAAGGTCCGTCGGGTCGTACATCGCGACGGCAAAACCGTTTTCGCGGAATGCAGGGTCCAGTCCAAGGAGAATCATAGGTAGCTCTTTAACGAGTTAAGAAGAGTGCGGTAGGCTGCGGTTTCCTTGGCGTGCAAATTGCGCAACCGCTCCCACGCTTCCTTTTTACTTATCCCGTTCAGGTAAGCGTGCTCGGCAGCCTTTTCTTTCGTGGGCTTTTCTGGTGGCCCTTGCCGTTCGAGGTGTTCGATGCGGCGGCGGCAAATTTCGGCGTAAGTCATGAAATTTCGGTTAGGTAGGTGAGCAATCGGTGTGCTTCCTTTGCCGTCGCTTGGGCTGCCTTGCGCTG